TAGTATTACCGCCGCTGTTTCCAGCTGTGTCTTGCTGTGTCGGTTCGGTCATTCTATATAAATGCCGAATAATAATTTTTTAAAAATATTATGCGCGCCTTATAGGCGCACCCGACCAGCATGGTACGTAAAACAAAGAAGAAGGGAAAGCAGCTCGTAACTAAGCAGTATCTGAATGCAAAGCTTAATAAAGCGATTGAGACGAAATATTATTATACTCTGGGGGCTTCGTCACCAGATACTGGAGGAAGTCTTGTTACCGTCAGTAATGGAATAGCTCAGGGTGACGCGTACAATGAACGACTAGGAGACCGAATTACGCCAATTCATTGTCATATCAAGGGGACTGTGACTCTCGCTGATACAACTAATTGGGTACGCATAGTTTTGATTCGTTGGAAGCAAGATTATGGAGACCTTACAGATGCGAATCAGATATTTGAGGCTACTGGTGCGACTACGTCGCCATATAGCTTATTCGTCAAGGAGCCTGATAACAGGGCTCGCTTTGACGTTCTTGCGGATAGATTGTTTAATCTGCATTCGAATGAACCACAAAAAGCATTTGACATTCGGGTATCATCTCGTAAGCTGCACTCACGCCCGGTCAGCTTCACTGCTGGCGGGTCGGGGGGTAATGGCCAGCTCGTGATGGTTACGATCTCCGATAGTGCCGCTGTTGCACATCCATCGATTTCGTATTATCTCATGCTGAAGTATAAGGATGCTTAGTTAAAACGTTCTCCGATTCATTACGTGACTCATAGTTCGCGTAAGATCAAGTCTAATAAAAAAAATTCGTCGGGAAGGGAGGGGTCTTCGTGCAGGAGAGCCTCGACCCAGCGCAACGCCCGAGGCTCCTGAAAGGAGCCTAGCCGAGGGCGGGGCGCGCAGGTCGAGGCGAAGTAGCACGAAGTACCCCGATCGACAATTTTTTTGTCGTTTCTGTTCTCGTATTATAGGGTTCGGATGTCCCAGCGATCATCGGATAGTTTACGTTTATCCGGGATCCAGTTAGCAAAGCATATTACGTGAGGGGAATCGAAAATAGCGTGCTGGCTTTCATATTTGGTGCTAAATATGAGCCCGTCCTTGATGCTCTCTAACGCAGAATAGGATATAAAGCCTTCTTTATCACGTGAGTAGTTCGCGAGAACTCCACGAAGCTTTTTACCGCTTTTCAGATACCTCGCAACGGCACATAATATGTCTCCGCCTTTTCCTGCAGAAATAAATAGCCATCCAACCTTGTTAAGCAGTATATGTTTGCACAAAGAGGTTTTACCTTTGGCTCCTTCAGAGTCAACAAACCAATGTACGGTGCGGTCGTTCGAGCAATCTGAACTTATTAAGTTCATGACGTCGGATTGCCAAGGGTGTAAAACCTTGCCTTCTAGTGGGTCTTTCGGACGTAGTTCTAGAAAGTTACTATACTGGTCGCCAGTGCGTGTTTCTACTTTTGTTGCATATTTCACGCACGCCATCCAGTTTCTGGCTACTTCTAAGTGCCAGCCATCCATAAGTTTTCTTACAGATGTCCACGACCGAGCATTTTCGAAATATAAAGCTCCTTGCAGGTGTTTCGTACCATTTTCTCCGGTCTCTTCTTGATAAACAAATTTACAACCAGACAGCTGGGCTACTGTGTCAAACAGTTTGAAATGCTCCTCAGGGTAGTTATTCCATGTAAAAGCAAAGCAGCGGCGCTTACCTT